GCCCAATCGCCTTCCTGGTGCGCATAGGGATCGGTGCTGCCAGCTTGGTATTCATTCCAATTTGAATCACTATGGTCATTGGTACCGCTAGCCATCCAAGTCCCCATAGACCAATGCGGACTGCTGTTAATCGTCGTCAAATTCTCGTAAGAACGTGTGAGTTCAATCCACGGATCGGCGGTACCGGTCTTGCGCACTTCGATCTGAACGCTGACGCTATAACTGTCCAGACCGCCACCATCGTTGGAATAAAACAGTCCTTGCGGGAAGGTTACTTCCACTTCCAACGCGTTGAAGGCACTCCCGATCGTGGAATAGATGTAGGGGGTCGGATTGATCACCTGCACCGACGTGGCATACTGGGTCTTGGTTTCGTTGAAGCCCTCGATGAGGGTCTGATCCATATCACCGCGGCGTTCGTAAACCTCCACGCCCTGAAACCGCTGACTTCCGCTAATAGAATCAATAATCATCGTCTGATTATTCAGCCGATAATCGTAAAGGCGTTTGTACGGCCCGATCCCCAGGTCGATCAGCGCATTGACGTACTGATTGCTGCCATCATCCGTGATGAAGGCATTGATGATATTGCCGACCAGTTTATTCGTGCCATACCAGCGCGCGATCGGGAGGCCTTCCTGCTGGGTGGACTGCGGCGACCATGAATAAACCGGGCTATTGGCGATGCTATTATTATTGACGCTCGGATTGGGTGGCGGCAGTAGATGATTGATCAGCATGCCACCGACCAGAAAGACAGCAGCCTGAGTAAAATAGAACCCCGTTAGACCGCCCGCGGCCCCACCAAGCATGCCTGCGATCTCTGGGGCGGCGATGATTAAGGCAATAAATGCTAGGCTGCGTAAGACATCGCTGCCGTGCACCGATGGCACAAACACAATCTGATCGCCAGGCATCAGTATGATCAACGGCCAGCTCGTGCGCGGCATCAGCTCGCCGTTGATGCTGACACAGACTTCGATCTCGGCCGGGAAATATGCCTGACGCAACGCCAGCAATGTGATCCCCGCCGGACAGGGCAAAGGAATCAGATCACGTTCCCTCCGATCGAACGGGTTGCGGACAATGACGAGATTCAGCCCTTCCATTGATAGAACCCCTTGATGCGTCCATGAAAAAGTGGTGAGCTCAGTCGCTCCACCGTCACATGAATGTTTTCAGCGATATGGATGAAACGATAACCGTCATCCAACACCATCCCCAGGTGTGAGACGTAGCGCGGATGCATGCTGAAGGTCACGATAGCGCCAGGCATGGGTTGTGCGAGCTGCTGGAAGCGTTCCTGGGCATCATTGATCAAGCCATGGATCAGGCTTTTGTTATCGGTCGAGGCATAATCAGGCAGTTCGATGCCGAGATCGCGGTGGATTGCCTGCACCAATCCATAACAGTCATACATATCCGGGCCACGACCACCCCAGGCAAACTGTTTGCCAATGTATTTTGCGGCGTCGATCATCGGTTACACCAGGCGAATATTGCCGGCCGCCAGCCCCGGACGACCGCCGAAACGTGCCGAGTTGGCATGCGCCCGGCAATCGGTCAGGGTACGTTTGCAGGTAGTGAGGCCACCGGCGTAATTGCATTCCCGCCCCTTGTAGGTCCAGTTACAACTATTGGCAATGGCACGAAACAGCGGATACCGACGGCGCAATGGATTCGGCGCGCCCAAATTGAACGTAACCCAGCTCGAATCGGACAGACAGGACAACACATCGAATGTCATTTGCAGCTCAGTGTAATTCTCCGCGAGATAACTGGAATTGACCACGGTAATGCGGATCGAAAATCCGACCGCCCCGTTATATTGCTCGATGTATGGCTGCAGACTACGAGTCACGTTCGAAACCCGCAGTGCCACGGAGGGAATCTGACCCTGGGCATTAGACTTATTCGCGTCAATCTCAAACGGGAAGGCGGTATAGGTATTACCGCCGAACACAACGTCTTCAGTGTTGCGTGCAAGGCGAATGACCGAGGTATCCGGCAGAGTGATATCCAACAGCAATACCCATACCCCGGTCGTAGATAGACGATTCTTTTCGAGGATGAGATTAGCGGGAAGTATTTTCATACTTCACGCAGACTAAAATCGACCGCGAACTTGTTGCGATCGAAATAATGATATTTGATCGGTGCCGCGAAACGTACCGTGTATGCCGTGGCCGTGACCGGATGCGTCCAGGTGAAACTGTCGGCACCGTTGCGTAACGTCGTCTGCTCAAAGGTGAATAAAGTGTTTTTATCCGCCGGCGTGAGCATGGGATAACGCAGACCCCAAATGCGGCGCGAGCGTGTATATTTCGGGCGCGTCAGTTCGTAACCACCCGTGAAAGGTGAGCGCAGCACAGCATCTTCTATCTCACCATCCGGATCGAGCGGAAAACTGGGTACTGTAGCGAGCGTGGGAAAATTCGGCATTACCGCACCCCGGCAATGGCAGCATGCAACGGACCGTAACTATCAATGTTTTCCAGAACGACGTCCTGGATGTATTTCTTACCATCGAAGCGTGGCGTTCCCGTCTTGGCATTGACGGGCGTTCCCGTCTGATTAATAACATTTATCGTGACGTTTGAGCTACCGAGAGCTGAATTGGGGATGATCGTTCCCGGCGATCGGTCAATGCGAACTTCGGGACCGCTCTCGCCTACCAGGTAGGGTGTTCCCACCGGCGGATTGCCACCGGAAGCAAACCCTAACATTTTACCACCAAAATTCCCAAATAAAGTACCAGCGATCGGTGCGACGATCTGCTGACGAATAGCTATGCGCAACAAGTCTTGAATCACACTATCGGCAAAGCCCTTAAAATCTAATTTACCTTTCATAACAAACTGTACCAGCGCATTTTCCATATTATTGAAAGCATTCACGAACAGCGTGTTCACTTGCGCGGCGGTGTTCGTGGCGGCATCTATGACACCAAGCAAACCATCATTAAAGCCGGTGGCAAAACTACGCGAGGCTTCGCGCTGCTCATTCAGGTTTCTTTTTGTCACTTCTTTCGCGCGTTCTCCCGCGGCCTTTAATTCAACGGCACGGCCAGAATAATCCAGATCATCCTGATTGAGTGCCGCGATACTTTTTATTACATCAAGATCAATCTTGCGGGCATCGGTGAGCTGCTTTTGTTCATCCACCGATTTACCATACAATGACGTCTGGAATTGGATCTCTTCACTGACCAGACGATTTCGCTCTATAAATTGATCGATGGCGACTCGATTCTGGTCAATGGCATCAAATTCCTTACCTGTCTCCAGATTAATGGCATGTTGTGCCTTCACGAGTTGTTCTTTTTTCTCGGATTGCTTGATGGTACGCTCAACCATATTACCGATATCTTGAGACTTGGCCTCGGCGCGCAAGACATCGAAATGGTTACCTCCTACCTTAGCCATATCCTTATGAAGTCTGTCGATGAACTCCTGTGCCTTGACCATGCGATCGGCGTTATGCAAAGCATCTTCGATATTTTTTGCGGCCTCTGATTGACCGGGAATGATGCCAGCATCGGTACTGAATGATTTTTTTGTTGGGTTCTGGAATGCCTCAAGATTAAAAGTGAGCGGCGGCAATTTGGTGGCGGCCAGTTTCTTGGCTTGATTAATGGCAATCTCCATCCCCAGGGCGCTGCTAAAATTCAGCTTGTTGGTACGCATATCATTGAGCGTTTTGACGAAGATATTCATCGCGGGAAGCAGCTTGTTGGCAAAGCTGGTCGCAAGGCCGGCCGTATTGGCGGACAATTCCTTTAATTGCTCATTGAAGTTCTCGGCAGCCTTGGCATCTTCGGCCGTAGTACGGCTCAAGCTCTTTCCGGTCTCCACCCATTTTCGCAATTCGACAGAACCTGCCGCAAGTGCCGGAATCATCTCATCACCGGCTTTACCCATGAGTTTGAGGGAAACAGCCGTTCTGGCAGGCGAGTCGCCCAACTCTTTGAAGGCATCAGCCAATTGATACAAAGCCTTCGTCGGCTCGGCGGCGGTGACGCCCAGCGCCTTGAGGACAGCCTCACTTTGCTTGTTTGAAATCGCCCCTTCCATATACTTATTCAGTTTCTTCACGCCGGTGGCGAATGTATCTAAGTCAATGCCTGACTTATTTGCAGCGAAACGAAAGCCCGCCAAGTCCTCAACAGAGATGGCAAGGCGCTTTGAGAGATGCTCCAGTTGAACTTCGGCTTCGATCTGGCTTCGGATAAACGAAACAAATAGATCGACGCCGAAACCTACACCGAGAAAAGTAGCGACCCCCTTCATTGTCAGATTGACACTATGGGCAAATTTGTTGGCCCCATATTCGGCCTTGTTCAGACCTTCCTCGAACCGGGCAATATCCGCGGATAATGAAACCGTCAATGAACCCAGCGTGGAAGACATTAGTTAATGCTCCGATCGTCGTAACCAGTCATGAACATGGCTATTCTCCGTTCCAATTCTGTTTCGGAAATATGTTCTGGTTTGTCCCGTTTCAGATATGGCATAAAGTCCGCCGGTTCGTAGATAGGCGTATGTGGCGCGCGATGCACGTTAGCGATCACGCTCGTGATCACGCCGGCGCGTAAATCGGCGCGGGCTTCCCCCCACGGCTCTAACGTGTAATATTCCATCCATTCCGACAGCTCCAATGCCGTCAGAGAATCGGCCAGACGATCTATGCTGGGTTCGCCCAAGGCCAGGGCCAAACGGTAAAGGAAGCACCGCTGGCCCGTTAACCGTTTTTTACGGCGCCCTGATCAAATCCATTGACGCGCCGCGCGGCATCCATCAGCAAACGAACGGCATCACAGCTCTTATCCAGGAGTTCGCTGACGGTATCGATGGTATATAACCTGGCGCCCGCGTCATCGACGATGGAATAGGCGAGCAAGGTGGAAATAAACAATTCTTTATTGCTGGATTGCTCCCCTAGCAGGAAAGCCTCTTTCGCGGTCATGCCCATGACCCGGAGCGTGATGTCCCATTGCGGAATTATCACGTCTTCCTGTGGACGGTCTTGGATGGCCTTGATCGTGTCTCTGAGACTCATGTATTGCTCCTATTTAAATTGCACGGTTTCTCGGGAAACCGTGCAATCAGGAATTACGCGAACCAGGTCGGTTGACCGGTACCGCGCACCGATAAGGTGCCGGCCACAACCGCCTCGGGACTGCCCTTGGCATTGAACTGCAGGATGTAGCCGACGCCGGCGAACATCTTGCCGTTGCTGAGCGCCACGGTCAGCACCCGCGACAAGCCATCGTTCTGCGCCTTGGTCAATTCCGCCTGGCCGGTGTCGGACGAATCAATATCCATGGTGGAAGTCATGGTCCAGGAGCCGGCGAGGCCGATGCGGAACTCTTTACGCGTGCTGGCAAGGTTGGTGACATCGATCTCAGCCGGTTTGTCCGGCTGGATGTCGAAATCCTTGATGTTGCCGACCGTGGTCATGGTCTGCGGCGTAGCCGTGCCGCCCGAGACATAGGTCGTGTAGCTCGTGGAATCGACGCCCTTCAACTGAAAGTTCGTTCCCGTCGGCACGGCCACCACGTAGGCACGGCCGTTAGTCTCGACCATGCCGCCGACGGCATCGATCTGGATGATCTCGCCGCCGACGAAGGTATTGGTGGCTGTCACCACGGCCGGGTTGGCCTTGGTGATAGCGGTAATGGTCAACGGCGAACCCTGGGCGGTGGCGATCTTGAGCGAACTGCGCTGGGCGGTAATAGCGGTAGAGGACATGGGCATCTCCAATAAAAAACCGCCCGAAGGCGGTTGGTTGAAAAAAAAGGCCGCCCGAAGGCGGCCGGTCAAGGCGGATGAAGCGTTACGTCAATTCCAGATACTGAAATCCTGCGTCACGCGGTAAAGCTTTGTCTCATTGTCGTAACCGTCGAGATCCATCAGGAACAGGCCATACAATGGCGTGGTCATCATGGCCACGCGTACCGCGGCGGCGAGCGCCTTGGCGCCAAGATAGGTCTTATCCCAGCAATCCACCTGCACCCGCACCTGTTCGAGATTGTGATAGCCATCAACACCGTTCTGAGGTGCATTGGCCACGCGCTGATACACCACGGCCGGCAATACCAGCGGCTGCGACATCTGCAACGGGTAAACACCATTGTCAACACGGGTACTGGAGGGATTCACCAGCGCCTTGACGCCGGTGTCATTGGCCAGCGTGGCAGTCACGGTCTGCTCGACATTCATTCGCGCGCAACCTTGTCCAATCCTTCCGCTAACGCCTGCTTGATCGCCTGCACGGCTTTCTCCTTATTGGCCTCGAAGGCCGGCCGCAGAAACGGATGCGCCGGCATCTTGACCGTGCCGAACTCGACGAAACGCCAGTAAAAGGCATCGAGGTTTTTCTTCTGGAACTTCTTGCCGGACTTCACGCCGACGATGAAAGTCTCATCGTGTTCGCTATCGCGCACATGCTTGCGGAAAATCGCGCGTTTCAGCGTGCCAGGCGGCGCGTGGCCCTGGCTCACCTCGCCGGTATATTCTGGGGCAAGCTGTATCGCTGCAGCCTGCACGATCTTGGCCGCGGTCGAAACCGCGCCGCGCAGAACTTTCTTACGCAGCTTATCGGGCAGTTGCTTGAGCTTATCGCTCAGCTCACGCAGGCCCTGGACTTCGATGGTCAAGGACATGATCAGCCCTCGTTCATCCCTTCCGAACAAAGCAAATTGATCTCCCGATTACGCTCATCCACATTGAGGCAAGCATGAATATTGAAATACCGGTTGTTATAAACGATCCGCATCGCCGCCACCGCCTTGGGATCGGCGAAGATCGATTGATAGCGTACCGTGACATGATGTGTCACTTCCGTCTGTACCGCCTTCGCCGCCTCCAGCTCACGTCCGGTCAGCGCTGCAATGTCGGCCCACATTACGACCAGGTCAGACCAGGTATTCACTTGGCCACCATAGGCATCCTGCGTCGTGGAGCGGCTTTGTAGCGTTACCCGTCGTCTCAGATCACCGGCGCGCATGATTTAGACTCGATCAATAAAAATTCCGACAGTGGACGGGTTGAATTGATTCTTATATCGCGCTCTGGCGGTTGGCGGCGTAAGAGTCATCCCGTACACCAATCCATTCCAGCTTGGTCGAAACCATAGCCGTTGGTGACAAACCAAATTCCATTGGCAGGGTTAACTATAGTATGAGTTACATCCGCACTGGTAACCGGAGAAGTTGGGGTGATCGCAGACATGCCATTAGAAGGAATGTATTTGCGCAACATACACACATGCTGCTTACCCCATAACACCGTTGGATAAATAGTAGGAAATCCGCCACCGCAGGTAAATTGTCCCGGAACAGAGATAGCGCGCCCCCACCCATAAATCATGTTCTCCATTGGATTATAGGTGAGCTGCGATTCTCCTTTTGCGATCACCTCTTGCATGGCACATAAGGATATTTCTTGTGATGCATACAATGAGGCAGAACAAAGAAGCGCAAGAATCAGTAAAAGATTTTTCATTTGTATCCCACGCACATCCTGCTGAACCGGCATATCGGAATGGTGATCCCATCTCCGCTGGCAAGCTGCATATCAAAGCAGATTCCGTAAACCGGATTCTTAGGGTCTTGATTCCAGACGCTGAATTGATTGAGTAGCACCATCTCCGCCGCCGATAAATATTTTCTGTCGCGATGCACTCCATTGACCGGTGTCACAATATCGCTTTCGTGAATCACCATAAAAGATTGCAATAAAGAAGGATCATCAGGTTTTGTTACCCAATCCTTACCGGCCCACGCTACCAGCCTTAATTTCACGCTCGCGGTGCCGGATGGATTCAAGCCTGTAATGCCTGAATCAATCCACATGATGTCCGGCAGGATTACTGAATCTAGCGTAGGCAGCCATTGCTCACTGATTGGCCCTGAAAACGCATCTCCGATGCTGCGCCATCCTGGAAGCGGCAAGCCGCTGGCGTCAACATGTGCCGTCCATTTGTTGAAATTCCAGAATGTCGCTGACTGAAGTTTCATTATGTATCCGGCAAATCATAACAACCGGGTGTGGCATTTCCAGAAATGTTATTAGCCTGACCGTCGGCATAGGTGGTGTAAGTACCAGCCAACAGTTGAACCACTGAATGCACGCTGGTGTCGCCAGTCAGGGGATATCCATTGCCATCATAGGGCAACGAAGTTGGTAAGGCAGTTCCATCTGGCTGCGTTGATCCAGCATCAAAGCCGGGTGCGACATATGCATTCTGCAAAACATCGACCGCCTGATAGGCGGCGATGCCAGTTGAGCGCGCAACCTGGTTCGGTGTACCTCCTACGATGTTCCACACCGTATTGTTGTTGCATGAGCGATAGCAGTTGCCACTGCCACCGGGAATGCCTTTGGTGGTGTTTATGCTGACGAAATAATATTGGGTGGCGGGGCTGCTTTGTAGCATATTTGCCACCAAGTTATTCGAGATATCCCATCCTAGCGGTGTCGGGGCAGTCAACGTCTGACCAGATGCCAGTTGGAATGCCAAACTTTGACTGACACCGTAAGTGCGCTGAACGATGCTGTTGTGATGGCAAATTGAATTGCCAACGGTATTGGAGGCAATCTGGCTGGCCAGATCCATCCCTTTGGAGGCACAGTCTTCGATGTAATTGAAACGAAGTGTGTTGCCGACGTTGATAAGGCGGGTGGCATCAGCACTTCCCGCGGCATTCAGATCGGTAGCCCAGATTCCGGAAGCGTGCCAGGTGTGCAAACGGGTCACGCCACCTGCCCGCTTGCCGATATTCTTTTCGACAAGGATGTTGGCGTTAGAGGTATACATTTCTATGACCGAATTACCACCAACGTCATGTCCATAGTTGTAGGCGACATGCAGACCATCGGTCATGGAAACTTCGAGCGCGTTATTCAGGCAATCGTACATTTCATTGCCCATGATCTCACCAGAGAGGCGGTGTGTGTCGTCCACTCCAGCGGCGTAGATACCATCGCCCACATAGTTGCCGCCAGCATCATCCGCCCCGGATTGCCCTACACGGCAACCATAAACATTAAACCCCGCGAGGGTAGGCGTGCCCGATGCAGTGCCATCGATAGCCAATGTCGGCAGACGGGATTTTTTCAGATCGAGTCCGGCGATGGTTATGTACCCGGAATTAGTGACATTCTTCGCATAAGCGACATGCATAGCGTATAGGCCGAGCGTGATCTCGACCTGACCGAGGTTTGGATTCTCATTGCTATAGGGCCAGATGATGAGCGTCCCACCGGCACCTGCAGACCATTGCACTTGCCCGGCGGCAGCTGGAGCACCGCTGGTTTTCAATAAACGCACATCGCTCTGATAAACATCCGAGTTGTTGGTGATCCCGGTTAGTTGCCAGAGATTTCCTGATGTGTTTACCCAATCGGTTCGTACCTGCCCGCCGGTTATAACAGGGAGCGCTAACGCATCGCCATAGGGCACCATGTAAAAGGGAGCGGCCGATGAACCATAGACCCCCAGACCAATCGCGCCTTGACCGATTCTCAGTCCATTGACGGAAGTACGCAGCGTTGTTCCGCGCTTGAATCCCAAGACCTGTCCCGCCATATTGCCAATAATGGCGTTATATAACTGCGCCTCCGTGGCATAGGGATGAAGAAAAGTTCCTGTGGCCCCTGCGGAAGAAGCCGAGGGATCGAAGAATATGGTGGGGCGCGGGACAAATCCCTTGGCGTAAATATTGAATCGACTGATGCTGTCCGCAAGCCACGATAATCCACCCGGAATTCCGGATTTGATATGCGGATAATTATTTCCAAGAAATGATGCTAACAGATCATCGCTCGACTGATACTGTTGATATCCAAGATTTATTAATTCCAGAATGGTGTCTGGATCACTGATTGAGATACACCGATTATTATCTGGTGTATAAGTAATATTTTTTTTGCTTTTGAAAAAAAGCATTCCTTGAGGTAACATGAATTGTTTCATTGATCACTCCTAAAATGTCACGACCCGATAGGGATCGAGCAGGTTATCGATGTACGGCAATTCCGTGATCTGCCCGCGAATCGTGAGCATTTCCTCGCGGTTTTCATAAATCGAACTGAGGCGGATTTTTATCCAGCTTTTCAATCCCTCGAGATCCGCAGGGGACGTACCCAGATAATGCAGGCCGGTGCCAGCATCGGTCAGGTTAATCGCTGCGCCACCGGCGATCGCCGAGAGTTTATAAACCCCAGCGGAGAACGCGGCCTGAATAAAATAATCAGTGTTGATCACAAGCGGTGCAGGAAGTGCTCCACCACTATTGGCCAGGCGCACGACATCATTTACGATCATCGCTTTCCATCCGCTTACCATGATCGTATCGGCGGTAGCATCGGCAGTCAGCGGTGCGGCGAAGCCGGCATCGAACGTAACCATGACTGCGCCGATCTGCGGCAGACTGATGGGCCAGATCTTGCCGAACACCGGCGTGATGCGCGCCGGTTGGCAGGCCAGATCGACCACGTAATCCGTGGTGGGCATAGTCTGCAATGTCCCACTCATATCCAGGTACTGGATCGATACCACCTGAATCGCCGGCGATTTCGGTAACAGGATGGCATGCCCCGGCAGGCTGAAGGCCTGCCCCAGGGGAATACCCATCAGGCTCGGGCCGGGAAAAGCATCGAGCACCAGCTTCCAGCGCGCGGCGATGACCTGGCATTGCGTATTGGTCTCGGCAAACCGGCGCGCGGCGGCGATGAACGCGGTGATCTGCGCGTCGTCGGCAGTATCGGTGACGCGCAAATGGGCCTTCGCCTCATCGAGACTGATCGGTTCGGCGGTCGGCGGCGTAATGATCTGCAGCGGCATACGATCCCCAAAAAACGAGGGCGGCCGAAACCGCCCTCAATCCACTACTAAAAGGAGACGGTTTAAACGATCTGTACCACACCAGCCTGGTTGAAGGCATCGGCGGGAGAGAAGCGCGGGAATGACCCAAGTAATGATGCGCCCACAAGGCTCGCCGCGGTGCCGACAGTGATCGACAATTGCACGAAAGCGAAGCCGCCTTCGGTATCGAGTTCGCCGCTACGGCAGTTGATGAGCGCCTGTTTGTTGTCGCCGGTGGCTTTGACGATCTGCGTGATGCCTTTGCCGGTGACGTCCTTGGCGCCGGTGCCGGCGCCATCGGTGGCCTGCTGCAGCTTGGCGTCAACGGTGGCATTGGCGCCGAGTACACCGGTCTGGATCAACGCCATCAGCGCCAAGTGGTTTTTGACTGCCACCCAGCCGGAGCTGACGGTACCGGCTCCCTGGCTCATGGGATTGATCGTGGCGAGGACCGACAGGGTCTCGGAAGGTTTCTGGTTCGGGGTCATGATGTAAGCTCCTTGAAAATCGATCGTTGAAAAAATCCGGGGCCTGTGCGGCCCCGGTCAGGTCATGGCGTTAACGCTTAACGCTTAACGCGCGGCGAGCTGGATGAATGGCGAGCGCGTTTTGGTGCTCTTGGGCGGCGTGATAGGATTCGCAATCTTTGACTGCCCATCAACCCGGAAGGTGAAACGGAAGGCGGTCGCATCGGCATCGAAATAGAGATGCATCGAGGTCGCCATCTGGATGCCACCGGCCTTGGTGATACTGCGATAATATTTGAAATCGAAGAGTGAGAGATCACCCAGACCGGAAAGTGCTGCCGCATGTTCCGTCAGGATCACCGGCCGTCCCATGAGCATGCCGAAAGTAGATCCGGCCTGTGCACCGGAATTCAATGGCAGGAACACCGGATAATTACCGATGGTCAGAGTCGGCAAAAGCGAAACGAGATCCGGATTGGCGAACCACACGGCACGCGTAAGAGACCCCGCAGGCAGGCGGGAAATCATGTTAGTGATGTTGGTCATGCTCAGGGTGTTGGCTGCCTGACCTCCATCTTTCGCCACTGTAATCGTCGCGCCGCTATTCAACGCACCGACCGGCTGACCCGCGCCGGTGCCGTTCAGAAAGGCTTCATTGGTTTTCCAGCGAATCGAATCACCGGCCTTGCCGGGCAGATACCCGGCCAACGCGTTACTATCCGCCAATAGTTCGTCTGTGATCGGAACCAGTGCCATGAGCTTATGCAACCGCAGCGTGGATGTGCCGAGCTTAGGCTTGCCCGCATTGGCGACCGAGGCCTCCGATTGCCAGTAGGCGCGCACACCATCCGTGCCCCAGGGCGTGGTCTCGTCCTTGGGATAGACCATGCTATTTCCGGTTAACTCATTGTTATCTGTCATCGGCAGCATGGAATCCTCTCCGAGTGAGAGCGTGAAGATTGTGCTGGAGAATTCGGGTGGCACCAAAAAGCCGCCATCTTGGCCGGCGCCTTCGCCGCCATAGCTCGTGGGTGCCGCGGCACCAATCAGCAGGCGCTCATCAGGACGTCCGCCAGACAGGGAGTCCTGATACACAGCACGGGCATATTCACCCAGGCTGCTAAAACCGTGTTTCGGATCATCCTCGCGGCGATCATGACCACCACTGATGCGGCCGGGTTCGGGACTGCCGATCTGGGCTTCGGTGGCAATGCGGTCCTGCTCGAGATCGATCTGTGCCTGCACGTGGTCGATCTGCCCTTTGATGGTTTTCACAGAGATCTGGTGCTTATCGAAAACAGTTTTTTCGTCATCGGTCAGATCGCGGTTCGCGGCGGCGGCGATATCGAGTACACCCTGCGCATTGGCAATGGCTGTTGCCGCGGCCTTGAGGTGTTCGGATTTACGAGCCTGAAGCTCACGCAATTTCTTACTCATGTTTTTCTCCAATAAAAAACCCGCCAGAGGCGGGTCGGGGTTGAACGGCTTGGTTGCACTGATCGCCGTCGGGTGATGGACCGCGGGCTCGATGGAGCCACGGCCGCGGGCTTGTACTTAGCCCAAAATCTTCAATTCGTTTTGCGCTCGTGCCAGGCGTGAAGCAGCAGGCTTGGCCACCTGGCGCAGCTTGCGCTGCATGGATTTGATGACGCCGTCGAAAGTATCGATGCCATCGACCATCTTCTCGCTCAGCGCCTGATCGGCGCCAAGCACACGGCCCTGACCCATACCGTCGCGCGCCTGCGCTACCGGCACGGCGCGGCCCTTGGCCACGGCGCGGGTAAAAGCGCCGTAGTAATCGTTTACGCGCGATTGCTGAAAGTCCCGCGCTTCCGGACTCAGCGATTCGTAGGGGTTGCCTTCAGTCTTGAACTTGCCGGCAGAGATGATCGTGGTGGTGACACCGGCCTCAGCCAGCGCGCGCGACCAATCTTCATGCGCGGACCAGACACCGATTGAACCGACCTCGCCGCCGGGCGTGACATAGAATTCCGAGGCGTTGCTGCCAATCCAGTAGGCCGCCGAGGCAGCGAGGCTGTTGGCAATGGCCACGATCGGCTTTTGCGCCCGCGCGGCCAGGATCTCATCCGCCAGCTCCTGCACGCCGTACACCGAACCACCTGGGCTGTCGATATCGATCAGGATCGACCCGACGGTCTCGTCCGCCAGCGCGGCGCGCAAAGCCTGCGTGAACTGCTGGGTGCTGGCGCCGCCGGACCATTCCGTCATCATGCCGGCACGCTGGACGATGGTGCCGTAAAGTGGCAGCACGGCGATGCCGTTGCCACCGAGGCGCGCGGCCTGTTCGCGGCGGGCCTCCCAGGCAGATTTCTGCGGACCAAAGTCTTCATCCTCCATCGCGCGCGGCGTGCCGGCGGACCAGCGCGCGACCACGCCGGCATACAACGCCAGGCGTTCGCGCTTGACGGCCCATGGCGTGTCCAGGAATTCGGCGATCAGCAAGGCGTGTTTCATTTTTTGACCCCCAAAATCAGCAGGCGTTCGCGCGCGCGAACGCCGATGTCTTCGCAACCCACCACCGCCAGCGCCGCTTGGTGACCGCAATACTCCAGTGCGGTTTCCCGGGAAACGGCCAGCACCTCGGCCACGTAATCCACATGCTTGTCGTAAAATTGTGTGATCGCGGTCACGGCATCCGGCCGTTCCCGCGCCTTTTTCACGGCATCTACTTCCTTGCGCACGACGCGATCGACGATGGCCGTCTCCAGGTGGCGCAACCGCGCCTGATCATTCGGTACGGGAGGTGTCTCGGCCGGGTCCGTTTCCCCATCACCCGGCTGGCCCCCGTTGGGATCGGCCGGTTCATCGACAGCATTGGGATCCGCGTTCGGATCCACCGTTATCATGTTCAGCGGCTGCAGCGGGTCATCGAGCCCGTCCAGCGGGTCGAGGTTCTCCGCAATCCGTGCCTCGTTGCGCGTGAGCCAGCCGTCGATGATGCCGTTGTGGTAATAGCGCGAGCGCGCCTGCGAATCGCCACGCAGCAGGTTGGCGAAATCGAACTCCACCTCGAGGTCCGTGGCGTCCGGCAGCAGCTCGGCCTCGATCGAGGCCTCCCAGGCCTCGGCGCGGGGCGCGAGGCAATCCTGAATAAAATCCAGCGATTGTTGCTCAATGTTGCTGAAGGTCGCCTTCTCGAGGTCGCCGATTTTGTGCGGCGGCAGGTCGAACCAACGCGCGACCTCGGACACCTGAAATTTTCGGCTCTCAAGAAACTGCCCGTCCTCGTTGGTCATGCCGATCTCGTGATATTTCATTCCCATTTCGAGCACGGCTGTGTTTCCGCGATTGTTACCGGCCTGGGCCGCCTTCCAGGAGGCACGAAACATATCTTTGGCGGGCTGATCTTTGAACTGCCCGGGAAATTCGATCCAGCCACCCGTCGGGCGGGCATCGTTGGCAAAAAAACGCGATCCATACTCCTGTGCCGCGAGCGATAGGCCCAGGCTCTCGCGCGCGGCGGTAATCACACTCACACCGAGCAGCCCATCCCAGGAGAAGCCGCGGCGGTGCCAGATCTCGCCACGCGGGACAATCTCTTCGGTGCCGTCGGAACAGGTGATGCGATAACGGAAATCGCCATTGCCGCCGTCGAACGAATCCACGCGGATACGGTCCGGGTGGATCGGCACCAGATCGGTGATCTCGCCGGTACGAAAATCCGTGATGATGCGGTTGTACGCATTGCCGCGCAGCTCGAGGTGGCCCTGCAGCATCTGGCGCCATTCAAAGGCGTTCTGCCAACGGTTCGGCCGGCGCGCGAGCAACTGGTAAAGCCAGTGATCCGTAATCCGTTCCTTGCCGCCATTCAGCTTGTTGCGATAGAGCGTGAACGGCAATGAGGCCATCTGTCCGGCAATCAGTCGCACCGCGCGGAACACAGCGGCAATCTGCAGCGCCGTTTCCGAGGACACGCGGGCGCCGGCGAGCGTCCGCATGGTGACCGGCTCGAACCAGAAATCGCCCCAGGGCGAACGGTCGTCGGCCGAGGCCTTGAATAAGAACATCTAGCCCTTGCCTATGATCTTCACGCCGACGAACGTGAGCATCAGCACCAGCACACCGACCGTCACCAACGCCAGGGGTACGCTCCACAGCGCCAGGCCGATACCAATGAGCCCCGTGCCGGCGCCGATCGAAAGGTTGTAGGTCAGTCGGTTCATACCACCATAAGCCTGTAGTCGTTGCCGATAATGGCGTTGTGTTCTTGTTTCGCGATGACCATTCCCGCCGCCATGATCGCAGCGACGATGCCGTCCACCCGGCCGGTCGCCCGGTCTTTCGCGATCTTGCGATTCCCGGCAGGATCTGTGACCACCACCGCGTTCGCCGCGCACCAGGTCATGATCGGATTGCCGTTGTGGCGCAAGGTGTCGGAGACCAGTAACCGTTCGAATTCGTCGACCGCAGGCGCCATATCCTTGAATCCTTGTCCGAATGGTTCGAGCGACAGAGAGATCCCCTCCCGGTCGAGGATCTGTTTCAAATCCTCGATACGCCACCGGTCATAACCCATCGCCTGCAGGTCATACAACGATACGATTGCGGCCAGGCGTCTGGCGACCGCGAGCTTATTGATCGCGCGGCCCGGGAGCGCTTCGAGATAACCCGCATCTCGCCAGGCGATGTAGGGCACGCGATCCTTATCGGCCTTGTCATGCAGGCCATCACCGGGTAGCCAGAACCACGGCACCAGACGCCAAAAAGAATCGTCTGCCGAGGGCTCGAACAACAGCACGACGGCCGTGAGGTCCTGCGTGCTCGACAGATCCAGACCGCCCCAGCAGCGCCGGCCCACTAGACGATCCATCGCGAAATCCTTTTCCTCGCTCGCGAACCAGGCCTGCGAGGAAATCCACGGTGTTTCGGCCTCGACCCACTGGCAGAAGTTGAGCCGGCGCACGATCGATTCCTTCGCCGGCATCCCGCGTGCCTGGGTAACCTGTTCGCGGAGGTATTTCAGTCCCGGCAACCCGGCGGGAAGGCTTGGATTTACCTTTGGCCAGCAGCCTTCGTCCTTGAGCGGATCGTCCGCGTCGTCGAGCGCGCACACGTAGGCAAAGAAGCTATCGTCCGCGAGCTGGCCGGCGCCGACCTTCACGCTGTAATCGTGATAACTCCAGCACACGCTCTGTTTGTCGGTGCCGCTGTTCGTGATCATGAACAGCAGCGCCTGCCGCCGGCTCTTGGTGCCGGCGCGCATCATCTCCACCACATTCCCGGTCTTGTGCTCATGGATCTCATCGAGCAGCGCGATGTGCGGACGCGGACCCGACTGTCCGTCATCGGCTGAGATCGGGCGGAAGAATCCGCCGGACGCCGGGTACGCGAGATTCCAGGCTTTCTCGCCAATGCCGCTCTTGGTCAACCGCGCCGAGAGACAGGGAGAGAGATCACACATCGCGATGGCGTCGCGAAACAGGATCATGGCCTGATCTTTTTTGGTAGCCGCCGCGTAAATTTCCGCGCGCGCTTCGCCGTCGGCCGTCAGTCCGTACATGCCGATGCCGGCGGCCAACGGACTCTTGCCGGAACCCTTGCCAGTCTCGACGTAGGCCACACGAAAACGCCGATACCCATCGGCACTGAGCCACCCAAACAGACTGCCGACAATAAATTGCTGCCAATCGAGCAGCTCGTAAGGGACGCCTTCGTATTCGCCGCCGTTGAGGCGCAGGATCTCAGAAAAATACGTGATCGCGCGATTAACTAATGCGACGTCGAATACCAATCCTCGGGCAGCACCGTGTTCCATATCCGCCAGGTGCCGGCGACACGCGGCGCGCACATGCGGACCGGCGATGATTTTCCCGGCGAGGACCGCCTTGGCATAACGGGTAACGGGGTCACGAGAAGAACCGCGCCGTCGAGTCTTTGTCGCCATCGGGAAATAGATTGCCTTGCGGCTGGATGGCAATGCGGGTACGCGCCGCCGGCGACATGCCGAATTCACGCAACACCGTCATCGCCTGCTTGAAGCTCATGGATTGCACGACGAGCCAGGGATTGATGCTATCGCCCTTGCTCTCCGCGGCCACTGGCGAATGGCACACCAGGTTGCCCACCACCTCGGTGGCCGCCTGCCGGTATTGCGCGATCGCCACACAGCCCATGGAGAGCGCGTGCACGTCGATCTTCGTCAGCAACCGGCAATGCCGCAGGGCCGGCGCGAGTTCATCCCACACGATCGCGGCGGTCGCATCGAGCCACGCCGGCGGCGCGAGATCGTTCAGGTATTCGGGGTCCGGCTCCTGCCGGTTCAGAGCGCGCTTCCCGCGATTGCCCTCGATGACTTTCAGCGCCGTTGGTTTTATGGGTCTCCCCATGTCCCTTACCCCCCACCCATATCCATTACGCGGTGATGCAAAGAAAGAAGGCCAAGCGGTCGCCGGGCCACCGGGTATAGAGAGTTACCCTCCCTACCCCCTAGCGCCAGTGATGCCGGGCATCCAGCGGCAGGCCATTGAGGTCACAACCCAGCTGCGCCCCGCTCTTCTCGGCGCGCTGCTTGTGGCTGTCGTGGCAGTGCTTGCATAACGCCTGCCAGTTGCAGCTATCCCAGAACAGCACGCGGTTGCCCTGGTGCGGAACCCGGTGATCGACCACCGCCGCCGCCGTGGTGCGGCCGAAACGATGGCACTCGACACACAGCGGGTGAGCCCGCAAGTAGGCGGCGCGGGCTTTGCGCCACGCATGACCATACCCGCGCTGCGTGGCCGAATCCCGCAACGGTGATGTCTTGCGCGCCATGAGAGCGTAAGTGCGTTGGTTTCTTCGGAAACGAAAAAGCCCGCCAGATCGGATCTGTGCGGGCTTGAGAGGCTGTTACCGGTGCCTTGCATCGACACCTATACCAGCATGGGAAAAAATATACACATTTAGGAACCTCCAGTCAAATCCTTTCTAAAATTTTGATGATTTCAGCCATGCGCCGATGTGCGTCGGCAAGCTTCTTGCGGTACCAGCGTTCCGACACATGAAACCGCTGTGCCTTCATCTCCTGCGTCCCATTGCGCGTATATTCCTCAATCACTACCCGCGCCAGCCAATAGGTAGCATCGTAATGGCTCCAACCCTCCACCGTGCGCTCGATCAGCGCTGACACCGGATCGGGCTCATAGTCCTGCCCGAGGTAGCATGTGCCCTTGATCGTCGCCGGGTGCACCTGCAGCTCCATGATCACGCGTTTGCCCGCGCCCCGGCATACGTGGCAGGTGCGGCCGTCCGGCATGGTGCCGGTAGAGCGGCGCACCATGGGATCGGCATCGAAACAAAACACGCAACCGACCGTCCGTACATGCGTGCTGACACCGAGATTGCCATCGACCTTGCCCTCGCCGCCGCAGGTAGGACAGGGCTGGTTGATGAAGGCCTGCGCCGATCCGATCAGATGCCCCGGCATGCGCTTTGCGCCCTTGCAGGTGGAGCAAACCGACGAACCACGGCTATCGCGCAGCTCACCCAAGACGCCAGTGCTCTTGCCTGATTCATCGCCGTAATACCGCGCTCCGCTGCGCCAACGTGCCCAGCGTTCAAAGGCCTCGCGTATCTTGGCTTTCGTATCGCTGGTGCTGAGCTGCAGAGGTTCGGCGATAGCCGCTGTGATCATCGTTTCATTCTCCTGGGTATCGCATCATTGTTTAACGTGGAACATATTGACCAATCCCGGCAATTATCCTGCCCGCCCTCGGGCCATTGGATGCGACTGAGTACACAGTGAAACCCGCGTCCGTCTCGGCGCGGTTTGTGGTGCACACACGCTTGGCATCCGATCCGTTTCGATTCCCGCCGCAACGCTACCTGCAAGGGATCGCCGAACATCATGCCGCTTTGCCCTTCTGCCGCAGATGGCGATCGAGGATGTACTGGCGACAACGCTCGGCGAATTCGGTCGGGTTTTCGTCAGGGCGGCGCTCGAACCCGAGCTCGCGCAGCCGCAGGGCAATGGCGGGATGCATCGGCCTGGGAGTGGTCACCGGCGGCGCGGGCCATGCGAGCAGCGTGCCACAGATGCATTGCTTGGCATGATAAAAGGCCAGTCGTCCGCAGGTAGGGCAATTCATGGTTCTGCCTTACCTCTCAGCAGTTCATTCATTCCTTCCCGTAAGGCTTGCATGTCCTGCAACAACTCGATCAGCACATCGTGTATTACCTGGGATTGTTCCATGGCAATGCGGGTGCGTTCTTTCGCGCTGGCATCGGCATAGCGTTTCCGATAGTGCTCCAGCCGCTCTATTTTTCCGCTCCTGTAGACCTGCGGACTTTCAGCCATGTAAGAGCTTTCTCAGTTGAGAAAGGTGAGCGGCGGCTGTTGCAGGATCGCTGTGTCCGATTAAACGGTCGTCTTTTTTATTATTTTTCATCCCGCCGGGTTCACCGGCGGAACATTCTGAAAGAGAACCGGGTGGCGCACACCCGCTTTTGGGGTGCGTCTCCGGTATAATTCTCTTATGTAGATAATATTGTGCCGAATTCGGCACACGGCTCGGATAAAGAAAAGAGGCCGCCCGATTTACGGCTCCCGCCATCCCGGCCAGCCATTTCAGCGCGCGGCCCTTGAGCTTGTAGATCGTGGAGCGGAACACCCAGCCGCGTTCGCCGTCCTTCTGGTGCCGGCGCTTACGTTCGATCCATCCGAGGCGCACCAGTTGATTCAGATGGCGATTGAGCGATCGCAGGCTCATGCGCCGCCCGTAGCGGGCCAGCAGCGCCAGGATCTTATCCTGCGAGGGGAAACAGTAGCCCTTGTCGTATTTGTTCGCCGTGCCGGCGAGCACGGTGAGGATCAGCATCTCCGGATTGTGGACGAAGGTCTGGTATTCGTAATCCTGTTCCAGCAGGGCGTGCAAAATTAACATGGCTATTACCTCACTTGATTGCTTTAAGTTCAGATTTGGTGCTGTCGTTCATCTCTGGCTCCCGCGTATTACGCGAGCCGTCGGCACCATGTGTGCCGAACGCAGCCATTTTTTCGCCAGGACGGCTACACGGGCGCGAGCGGCATCGATATTGCCGCTCGCGGTACATTTGATTGGCCTCGTGTTTTTACGGGGCGGCGTGAAATGTTCATGTCGCGTATTCTTCGGTCATAAGCCGGGAAAGATCAGGCAAGTTGCGCTGGAAGCGACGGGCGAAATCATCCTCTACGTAAAATCGAACGATCGCGCGCCGGCGGGGATTGGCGATCAATGCCAGGGCGGATCTCCGCGCCTCGGGTGTTTTTATATTGAGGATGGCCGTGGCTTGGTGCCGCGGCCGGAGATTGTCGGTGTCAAGGATAGTCATGCGGTTTTCGTTTGTATTCTTTCAGGTTCAGAAAACCGAAGGCGAGCCCGGCGATCAGTCCGGCGATGATCCACACGATCAGTCCAATTTGCCACCATTTCATGCCAACCTCCTTGTCGCGTTGCCGTCTGAAAGTTTTACTTATTCAGATTCCCACTTCGTCAAACACCATTGCGAGCTGCCGTGCTATCACGACGCGACGCGCGCCGGTCTCGCTCATCTTCGCGGCCATGAAGGATCGGATGACGGCGGGCTTGAGTTTCGTTTTGTCCGCCACGGCATCCACCAGGTTGGCATAGGCCTCGCGGGCGTTCACCATGCGCTGGTGCAAAGCCATGAGTTCCTTGATCGAGACTTGCAGGGGTTTCAGTGTGATCACCACGGCATCGGCTTCCGGTGTCGCTGCCGGTTCTGTTTTGATGGCGCTTGCGGTAGCTGTTTGCATATAGCCTCCTTTGTCGCGTGAATTCCTATAAATTGTGCTTTTCTTCTTCCAGAGGTTCCAGAGATGCTAGATGATTCGCCAGAGCAGCTCGCTCTAGAGCTTGCAAAAATACATCATGAAATCGCGCAGCTTCTGCAGCGATTTGTTGGGTCGACTGAGAAGTCGCCGCACAGAAAATGTCACGAATCTGTTCAGTATTTTCTCGGTCAGGTGATGGGGTCCATAGGAAGTCTGCTTCGTCAACTGTCGCGATCACGGTCAAAGAAACCCCGCAATGTTTGAATCTCACCGAGAATTCCGGATTGCCTTTAAACGGATAGGCCATGTTTCCCTCTCAAACTTTCTAATAATTCACTTTCGGGAAACCACCAGAATTCGCGGCCTTCGGTGATCGGGATACCGGTGTTCTCCGACTCGAACTGCCCGTGGCGCCAGTTGTAGAGACCACCGAGCAGATAAAAACTTTCCTCGCTCGGGACGCAGACCAGATCGGGATCGCGCACGGCGATCAGCGCCGAGAAAACTTTTCCGATGTCCGGTTGCCGCGTATGCGGGCGCCAGTTCATGGCGCCAGCTCCGCCATGATTTCGAGCAACGGGTAGCTGGGCTCGATGAAAAGTTTCGTGCCATCCGCGAGCAGGTCATGAAATTCGCGCAGGAAATAAGCCGGATCAATGACAGCTTCAAGACGTGAAATAATCTCGTCCATAACCTGAGTCAGGGCTTCGGATTCGGCGCTGAGCGTAATGATGGCGGTCATTTCGCGCCTCGCGTGAGCACGCCGTATTTCACTAGTGTCTCGATCTCTTTCCGCTGGTCCTCGTTGGCCTTTTCTAGATCGCGGATGCGTTTGTCTTTGGCATCTTCGCACGGCAAGAGCCGATAACCGCGCTTGCTGGCGAGCCACTGCAGGGGAATTTCATTGCCGCACAATTCCATCAATCGCAATAGTTTGTTTTCCGGGAAAGAGGCATCGCCGTTCATGATGCGCGTCCAGTTGCCGGCGTCGATGCCGAGCGGCTTGTAGATTTCCTTGTCGTAACCGAACCCGGCGTACTGGATGCAAAGCTTGATCGCCGCGTGCAACGTCTGCTGCTTCTCGATGATGGAAACATCGGGCGCATCCTGGGCGGTGCCGGGCTGGCCGAAAAGCGGGATCTGGCCGGCCAACAAATTATTTGTTGTCATTTGTAGGCCCCTTTTCTAGTCAAAAAAAATCGATGCCCCATAATGCGGGGCGGCGCAATTTCCACTGCTAGGAGGAGTGATTCGGTGATGGTCTTCATTTATGCGGCCTTTTTCGGTGGTGACCGACGCTTCAAAAGCTCTGTCGCTTTGATATCGCCCTTGGTAGCCGCTTCAATTTCAAACGCACGTAAACGAGGTACACGACCCCGCCACATATAAATTGCCTGTTTTGTAATCCCCAGCACTGACGCCAAGCCATCCACGCCCCCAAAGCGCTCTACGGCAAGGTCCAGCCCGGTTTTCCCCGATTTGGTTTCCATAGGCCAATGGTAAGCATGCTTACTGTTTGTTGTCAAGCATGCTTCCCTGCGTTGAGTGTAAGTTTGCTTACATGGAGAACGAGAAAATGCTTGGGGATCGGATCAAAAAGGCGCGCGGAAAACTAAGCCAGGAATTAGTCGCCAAGGCCGTGGGCGTTACCCGTGAGTCGGTAAGTCAATGGGAAAACGGCACCACAAAAGACTTGAAGATACAAAATCTTTTTAAGCTGGCTAAATTTTTAAAAAAAAATGCTGAATGGCTCGGCACTGGCGATGGGCTTGAAGAACCGGAAGCAATTGGTTTTCATGCCGCCGAAACGGCGGGAGAATATCAAAACCTGAAAGACTTGACCGATGATGCCATTAAGGCAGCACGCGAATGGATGAAACTGCCGGCAGCATTGCAAAAACACATTTTCGATATGATGGCGATTTTAAATAAAAAATAATACCAACCAGTGGCGTGTGGATCAGAGAAATTTAACCCACGTCTCTTCGGCGAGAATCAGCGGGCTACCACCTTTCTTGCGTAACGTCACGGCGTGCTCGATCTTGCGTCCGTGGCTAGTGTGGGCCCAGTCGCGCGAGGCCAGCGTGCCAATGACGAGATAATCGAGATTGCGGGTTACGGTATCCGCTACCTGTCCACCGCGATCGATTGCATCTGCCTCGCATTTATGGCGCGATCCATAAATGAATTTTCCGGTGAAGCAAAAGAGCGTGCCGGAAAAATCGAGCTTGTCGAGATTGTCCACCGGCAGGCGCGTGGCCATGCCATCGACGGCGCCAATATCCTCTGGCGCACCGCCCACGATACTGGCGAGCGTTGTCTTGAGGTCATTTGCTTCCTCGTCCGTCACAACTCCATCGGCAAGGATTTCCCGCACGCGGGCGGCTAGAACATCTCCCGGCCAAGTGCGCGTAATTTCCTGATTCTCTTTTAACCAGGTATCGAGAAAAACAATCTCGGATTCAGTCAACCGGCTGTCGGCGACGAGTCCATGGCAGATACCGATAAGAGATTCGATGGATTTCTTGAGATTACGATGCCAGTTAAAGGCTTTAATAATTGGTTGGCCATCATCGTCACGCTGAGTCATATTTCTATCCTCCGAGTTATCTTTATTCTTTAGCGATAGGTTCGCAGCGAAAAGTTAATTCTGCGGATGTGCAGCGAACTATGGGGATGCCCATCTCAGTGTTTGAGCTGATCTCGACAGGCGACTCTTTTCTTCCTGCGCAAAATTTGACGGACTCCCCGCGCAGGTAATCCAACAGAACACTTGGTGACCCGACGGCACAGGCATCGCTCATCTTGAAGAGGCGATATTCGTCTTTCCCGACGACAGAAAACTGCGTGCTCGCACACCCACCAAAAAACACCAAGGAAAAAACTAACAACAATAATTTTAGCTTCACTCACACCTCCTTTCAGCGCGATTTCATTTCAATTTCCCTTCTATATAGCCTTTGTAATTCTCATAGATCGGAGCCATCCGTTTTGCACAGGCGGTGAAATTAAAACTCTCGAATCCTTTGCAGCTAATGGATAGTTTGATCTTGGCCGTTTCTCCTGCTTCCGGGGTTTTTGTGGCCGCAAAACCGAGATACCCATACTCAATGGGGCCATAGGTGGAAATAATGGTGTCATCGGCAAACTGAACTTTCATATCAGAATGCTCTTGGATATATATCTTCGTGAGATTGAATGCTTTGTCGCAAGCCATTTTATTTTTGCAATCGACTGTCCTGAAGGCATAGGAAGCATTTAAGCGTTCGCTGATCGCCGAGGATTCAGCATTCCTCTGGGCAATTTCTTGTTGCGACAAACACCCCGTCAAACCGTTGATAGCTACCAACAAAAGGCCAAGGGCTATTACCTTTTTCATCGGAATTTCTCCCATGTAATTTATTGTGCCAAATTCTAAGGGAAAATCTTCACCCCCGCACGTTAAGCATTTCTCGGCATTTATTGGCATGTAAGCATACTTGACAACAAATGCGTAAGCATGCTTACATAAACCCCGTGACCACCACAAAGACCAAGGAGCCACCCATGCAAACCGCCACCACCACCGAAACCCCCGCCATCAATCTCGCGGGCCTCAAACTCTCCTCCCTCCCTCGCCTAGGCACCGACTGGCCCAATCAGGCCGGCCAATTCGCCGGCCTCGTGCGCGGCGAAAACGGCGCTCCGGATTATCTGCTGATCCTCGGCCCGGAACACGACAGCGAACTTCCCTGGCAACAGGCCATGGATTGGGCCACCGGCCTCGATATCGATGGCCATAAAGATTTCACCCTGCCCACTCGCGCGGAACAGGCCATTCTGTTCGGCACCTGCCGCGATCAATTTAAGATCGATTGGTATTGGTCCTGTGAGCAGCACGCCGCGAACAGCGGCTGTGCCTGGGTGCAGTTCTTCAGCGACGGCGACCAGGACTACGGCCGCAAGTCGAATGACTACCGCGCTCGTGCCGTCCGCAGATTAATTATTCAGTAATTTAATAATTTCGCCTTTTTTTTGGAGAAACCGCATGAAGGCATCCGCCGCCATCCTCGCCGTTGACCTCATTCCCGATCACGTCGCTTATCTGCCGATCGCGGCGATCTGCCCCGACCCGAACCAGCCGCGCACCGAATTCAACGAGACCGAGCTGCAGGGCTTGGCCACTGACATTGCCGCGCGCGGCATCGAACACGCACTGCTGGTGCAAGCCAACGGTTACATCAAAGACGGTGAACGCCGCTGGCGCGCGGCACAGATCGCCAAGCTGGCCACGGTGCCCTGCCTGCTCGCGATCGATGGCGTCGAGGTGGCCGGCCACGACCCGGTGGCGTACCTGCTCGATCAGGCCGCCGACAACGACCACGCTGCCAAACTCACACCACTTGATTGGGCGCGGTTTCTCAAGAAACTCGTTGAGACCCACGGCGTCGCCGTGAAAGACATCCCCGCCCTGCTCGCCGCACGCGGCATCACCATGAGCCGCCCCTATGCCTCGAACCTGATGCGGCTCACCGAGCTGCCCGACTGGGCCCAGGACAAGATTAAGACCGGCGCGCTTACGCCGGCCCACGGCAAGCACCTGCTCATCGCCAAGGACTCACCGAAGGCGCTGGCAGAAGTGAAAAGCACCCTCGAGAACTGGGACACCGAATACGACCCGCTCACGATCGAGGCCCTGCGCTACGCCGTGCTCAATGCCCTCGACGACGTGCATCTCGACCTCGAGTGCCGTCACGGAGACAAGGCCCCGCAGTTCGATACCAAGACTTGCGAGGGCTGTCCCAACCGCAAGGTGATCAGCGAGAAAGGATGCCGCGATCGCATCTTTTGCTTCGATGAAACCTGCTTCAATAAAAAACAAACCGAGGCCGTGAATAAAGCCGCCGCCAAGAAAAAACAGGACCCCACGGCCAAGCCGACTCGCCCCATTGACCCCAAGACCCGCGAACGGCAACTACGCCAGAAAGCGGAGACTATTGCTCGCCGGCATGCAGTATTGGCCATCGTTGGCAAGGCCAATGGTCACCCAGATACAGCAGATATGCACCTGCTCCTGAATAGGATTGCCGGCTACAGCGAAACCAAACAAATCTGCGAACGCCGCGGCTGGCAATCCAAGAATGGCCATTTCTTCGCTACCTTCGCGACGCGCACGAAAGGCCTGGGCGCCAGCGAGCTGCACGGCCTGCTGCTCGAGGCCGCCCTGGCGAACGGCAACGACGAACGCTTCATTGAGACCGCCAAACGCTACCACGTGAACCTCAAAGCGTTGGAGAAAACCGCGCTCGCAGAGCTCATGCCAAAGGCGGTTGCTAAGAAACCCAAGGTAAAGAAATCCTCCGCTGCCGCTAAACCCAAAGGCAAGAAAAAATGACCGACTTCAAGCACTATGGCCTTCACCACCGGCGCGACCAGCGCCTCGACGATATCGCGACCGGCATCGCTTGGGCCGTTGCCATCATCCTGTTGCTTCTGTATGTACCGGGAATGATGCCGTGAGCCGGGCAAGCGATCACATCATCGTCAACAGCGACACCGGCTATTTCGAATGCCGTCGTTGCGGCGCGTCTTACAAGCCCGCTTTACCCTGCTCGATCACCATGTACCTCGGCATGAGCCGGACGTTCATCCGTGAGCATCGTATCTGCCCGCCTCCGGCATCATTTTCACCTGCAGACGATCTGCCGATGATGCTCAGACGTCAGGCGGATTGAAAATCTAGGAGGACCAATGCTGACAAAACTTAAAATTCTCTGGTGCCGCTGGCGGATCCGGCGATTGCATCGCCAGGCCGACATCCTTGCCGCCGATTTCCGCAACTGCGTCCGCGCAGCCCACGCCTATCATCGGGATGCCGAGGCGGTGCGCCGCGAATCGGCTCAGAAACGTGATCTCGCGTTGGCGCTAGAGACGCAATTGAAGTCAGCATTATGACCGATGGCACACCTGGCGATGACGATAATATCTCACCATGTAAATGGACAACGATGCTCGATGGCTTGGATGAAGCGGAGCAGATTCGTCATTGCATCAATACGGCAATAAACAATGACACGGGAATCCCGCCACAGGCATCCATGGCCGTCAAGCTCGAAACCGACATCGACCCAGATAAGTCCTGTCTCAATTGTGGCCAGCCACGATCCTATACCGGCTGCTCAACCTGCGCCCACTGCGGCACGTCAATATGCGAATAGGTGACGGATATGGATGAATTCCAGAAACAAACGATCACGATCGCCCTGCGGGAAATGTTCGTCCGGTTACAGACATTTTACTAAAACGGGATTATCCATGTCACGAACTCTTGTAAACAAGGAATACACCGAAATCGCCTGCGAGGTTCACATCAAGACCGACCGCGCGATCCTGATCCACGACGGGGCGCGTGAGGCATGGATCCCGCGCTCACAGATCGAGGATCCCGACCCGGAGGACATGGCGATCGGCAGCCACATCACACTGCTCATTCCCACCTGGCTCGCACAAGAAAAGGATCTGATATGAAAGTTTTCTTAATCGATGATTGTGATTATGTCGCCGCCGTCACGGCCGAGGACGCCATGGCATGGTACCGGAGCGAGATTTACGACGGCGCGGAGGAGTGTGACGAAGTAAGCCTCGATCTCGAATGCAACGAAGCCGAAGAAGGTGAGCCACCGATTATTACCACGTTTCAGGCCATGATCGAGCGCGACCTGCAAGATCCGAAAATCTCCTGGCCACACATCCTTGGCACGGATCCGTATTACGCATAAGAGCATATCTAGCCCATCAACAACTTAGCAGGAGAATCGCATGAAACCAAAAATCCCCACCATTCCCGGCACCGCCTTCGCCGGCGGCTTCTACGCCGGCCGTATCAACATCGACAACATCGAATACGCTCTCGTGATCGCGCCTAAAGCCGAAGGCGAATCAGGCGGAATCTGGAATGGCTCGATAAAGGAAATCAAAGGCGCATTGAACTATAGCGACGGACTGGCCAACACCAAAGCCATGGCCAAGACCGACAGCAAGCTCGCGCAGTGGGCACAAGCCCTCAAGATCGGCGGCTACGCTGATTGGTATCTTCCGAGCCTGGATGAGCTGGAACTGTGCTATCGCTATCTCAAGCCCGATGTCGAGCAGAATTATTGCTGGGCCCGGGCTGGGATCGATCTGAGCGCA